AGATTTGGTGTGGAGTTCCACCCAAATACTCCTATCACAAAGATAGGAGAAAAACTAAAGGAGATGGGTTATGGAAAAACAACTACCCAAGCTTCAGCAACGATACGACAAGACAATAAAAAAAGAAAAGATTGTTTTAATAGAGTTGAGGAAGATAAGAGAAAACAAAAAAAACTTAGCTTGGAAATTAAATCAGATAAAATATCCAGCTAATTATATATAGAGAGAGAAAAGAGATATGAAAAAAACAATACTTATAAGTACGATACTTGTCGTTTTTTTAAATGCTTGTGTTCCAAATGTCGTGGTAGATACAAAAGGCAGATCAGGAACTTTTAATTATTCAACAGCAGAAGATTTAACCAATGATAAAATCCTTTGTGAACAATTAGTAAAAGATAATGTTAATCTTGCATTCGATTATTCAAGATATGCTTTTGCTAAATATGTTGAAATAGGAACTATTGGTTTAATAAAAGCTGATGAACTTAAATCAAAAAAAATAAACAGAGAGTGTCTTAAAAATCGTGGACATTCGGTGTTAGACTAATGCCTAAGCCATCACATAGAACCAAAATTTTAGCTTATATATGTGCTAAATGCTTTACTACCAAAGCTGATAAGTTAGCTTGGTTTGTAGGGAAAACTCTTTTCAATGAGTCGTTACTCTGTCGGACTTGTTGGCAAGATCAATTTAATCGTCTGACAGAGAGTGAAAAACAGGAGTATAGCTTTTATGCCAAGAACAAATAAAACTAATTCTGACGAGATAGATTTATCAATACAAGATAAACTCGCTAGATGGGATTTGTCCAATGATGAAAACGAAACAATAGCCGCAGAAGTTATTGGACTTAGACTAAAAAGACTTAGACTTTTGCGTAATAAAACACAGACAAGAGTTGCTAAGAAAATAAATGTAACATTTCAACAACTACAAAAATATGAAAAAGGTGTGAATGAATGTAGATTTATAAACATTATAAAACTTTCAGAATATTTGGGTGTTGATGTAGATTATTTCTATAAACCATTAGTAGAGAATAATCTTAAATTTTTAACAAAGAGAGAGAGGAATGGATATGTCAAATACAACGAACAAATTAGGTAATAATATTGCTTATAATCCAAAAGCAAAAAGTTATAGGTATTATGTAGATGGTGAACCAAAATCAAGTGTAACTACTGCTATTGGTAAATATACTAAACCGAACTTAGAAAATTGGTATAAAAAAAATAGAGATGAAACAGTTAAAGAACTAATGCTTGAACAAAAAAAACCTTTAGATGAAATAAATAATTTTATATCAAGGGTAAAGCAAATTTGTGATGCTAAAGAGTCTTTTGGTAGAGATGTTGGTACTGAATTACACGAATGGATTGATTTATTTCTAAAAGATAAAAAACCTGTATTACCATCTAAACAACCCTTAAAAAGAATGGCTGAAAGATTTACAAAATTTTGGAGAGAACACAAATTCAAAGTAATTGAAAGTGAATTACCATTATATAGTAAAAAATTTGATATGTGTGGTACAAATGATGTTATAGTAACAAAACCCTCTTGGAAAGGTCAGTTAGCTGTTCTTGATTGGAAAACAAGTAAAGATTATAAATTTGAAAATTGTATTCAAGTTGAGATGTATAGAAGATTTATAGAAGAAACTACAGACTTTAAAATACGAAAACTAGCGATTGTAAATATTCCAAAGGAAGAAGACAAAGAGTTATCTTTTTTTGAAATAGATAGAAAAATAATTAAAAGCGAAAGGTATTTTAAAGCTTTTGAAGCTATCAAATGTTTATTTGATACCGAAAGTCAATTTAAAGAAGACCTAAAAAAATGGAAAAAGGAGAAAAAAATAAATGTATAAAAGAAACTTTAATAAAGATGATTTTGAAACTCATAAGTTAGAAATCACATTAGTTCATAATAAAGGTAAATGGGATTATAAAAGTTTGCCTAAAGTAAGTATGTGGGATTCAACTGCAAAAAAAAAATACTCGCCTTATGAGTTTGATAAATGGTTACAAACACCACATATTAGAAAAATGATAGAAAAAGGTGCAAACCTAAAAATTGCTACTTATGATTATGAAGATACACCTACTAAACCACAATTTGATGATGGTAATAGAAGAAAAGTAGTTTTTTATTTTAGTGCTTTGAAAAATCAACCACATAAACCCATTGATGGTATGAAACCTATTGGTCAAACTATGCCACAATATAGGGAAATGCCAATGACAGAAGCTAGACCATCTGCTCCTGACCACGCAGTTCCTGTTCAAAAAATGGAAGATATGGACGATGACCTACCATTTTAAAAAAATAAAACATAAATTAACTATATTATCGTTGTACTACAGAGAGGGTCTAGTAGGGTTTTTATTTGGTCTTTTCTGTGGTATGATTCTGATTTTATGTCTGTAGATAAAAAACTAAATAATTTGCAATTACAAATAAAAGGATTAGTAGGTGAATTGCACAATCTTAAAAAAGAATTTGCACTGAAAGAAGAAGAATTACAAGCGACATATCTTGAATTAAAAAACATCAAAGATTTAGAAGAAAAACATAAAAAACTTAATGGTGAATTGCGTAAAGAAATAGATCAGTTAAAAAAAGATGCTAAAGAAATGTTACAATACCCATGATTTTATTTGGTTATCCAATACATAGAAAACATACAAACAAAATAAAAAAAATTTTAGTTTCTATTGTTGCTATAATAGTATTTTTACTTTTAATATCATGTAGTAAAATAGAATTTAATAATTTTGACCCAACAACATCAACTCTCCGATACATAATTACGAAAGATACAAAATGGAAACAATGAACTTAAATAGCAGAGAAGCTTATAAAAAAATGACAGAAGCTAGTAAAGATTGGTCTGAGTGGGCAGAAAAAGCTATTGTCCTTGATGAATCAAGAAAAGCTATGTTTAGTAAATTATTTTTAAAATACAAGATTGATACAAAAACAGTTATTGAAGCTGAACATAAAGCTAGAACTGACCCTGAATATAAAAAAATTATTGAAAGTTATGCTTATGCTGAAAGCCAACTAATAAAAGCAAAACTTATGTATAACAACCTTGATAGATATTTGTCAGTAAGACAAACAGAGGTAAAAAGAGATTTAACTCTAGCTGGAAAGCAAGAGGGATAACAAAATTCTAAATGTTGATACTGCTTCTTGATTAATCAGATACATTACATTTAGATAGACTCATAAGCGAGAGTTTATGAGTTGGCTCTCTCGGTACAGGGTAGTTTTAGTTATTCTGCCCTGTGCCATTAATGTTTGACTATTTCAAAATCTGTAATGTCTGTGTTTTCTGTGATTGCTTCTATGTGATAATTGTAATCAACAAGTTTTACATCATCAAATGCTGATAATTGTTTTATAAAAGAAGATAGTTTAAAAAGTGTTGGACTCTCATCTACAAACCTTAAACAAATATAATGTCCATAATCTGAATAAAGTGATTCCATTTTAAATTCAACATCTATAATAACTGCATCTCTTACCATAGATTCTTAATACAATTATTTAATAGATATAGATATTATTTTTTTCCGTTACGAAATATCTGTGTTCCTTTAATACCAAAAATACTTGCTACAACTAATATCCATAAATTAGTAAACCAAGTAGGAAGTGCTTGAAAATGTTCAAAAAAAAGATTTATTTTATCCATCGCTTGTTGATCGTCAGAGAAAACACCATAAGCTAAAACTAATATTGGTAAAGTGAGAATAAATAAAACTACCTCATCTTTGTAATCATTTTGTCTAGCTTCCAACAATTTACCTTGATATTGTTCCTCACCTTTTGCCATTTTTTCTGCGTGTAAATATTGTGCATCTGCCATACGCATTTTTGTTTCTTGACGTTTTTTATAAATATGCGTTGCCGCATTCATTCCTAATTTTAAAGCACTTAACCACATACTATTCTTTTATAAGTTCTATTTGTAATTCGCAATAATGAATTATCTTCTTTAAATCTTCTATTCCATTCTTTTTATTATATCTGCAAACATATTTGATTACATTTCCTTGAAAAAATGAAAGATTATTAGCTGTAATAAACTCTATGGGCTGTATTTTAAGCGATTTGTAGTAATTCCCTTGTACTTGCCTATCTAAAGCAGACTTGCTTAAATTTGACCCCTCTTTGTTCGATTTAGACCCCATATTCGTTCTATACTAGCTTCTTAATCCAATTTCCTTTGTTATTCAAGACCATAGGTAAAAGTCTTGGTATTCCATCAATAATAATACCACAACCTAGAATAAACCTTGTTTCC